TCCCATAGGAACAATAAGTCATAAGGTAAATTACCTTTTTTCTGTTCATCTAACAAATCTAAAACAAATGCTGCTACGTCTTCAATAGTGTGTAATGTTTCACGGTCAACATAAATGAAGTTACCTTCGTAATTTAAAACTTCACCTGTTGTTTCATCTACAATCTCATTTACATGAAGACCCATTTGAACAGCATGTTCCCAATTCCATTTCATCTCAGTTACAATAAATACAGGTAAAACGCTCATTTTTTGAGCTGAAACCGCTGCTTCAATCATAGCGGTTGTTTTACCTGTATCACTGTGTCCGCGAAGAAGTACAATGTGGCCCATTGGAATCCCTGGTACTGATGTTACATCTTGAAATGCTGGACTCAGTGGGATCCATTTTTGCTCTTTAAATTTTACATTTGAATTGAGCATTTTCTTTTCCTTAAACTTAGTTAAATCAAATTTAGATTTAAGTTCAGAGGATAGAGCAGCCGTTAGCGATTCGCTTTTTTTACTTCTTGCCATATGTGTTTAGATTAAAAGGGTAGGTCGTTATCTTCTTCGTCAAACAAAGCGTCAAACTTATCTGCTTTACTTACTTTTTCAGCCGCAGGGGTTTTGAGTGAATAAGATTTAGCAGGTTTTTCAGCAACTACTTCTTCCTTTTCATCGTCGATGATTTCACCTTCAGCATATTCATCTTCAGGAGTTAACCATTCTTGAAGTGCTTGTTTCATTTCATCATATGGGTATTTCTTAAATACTTCCATAGGATTAGGTTGGTTTTCAAGCAACGAGTTCATGGTAGCTTTATCATCAGCCAATGGAGTTTCTTTAACTTTAGGCATGATAGTAGTTTTGTTGTAGTTTGTACCTGTTACTTCAGGACCTACAGTAGTCAATGTGATATCACGACCATTCATTACGTCGGTAAAATCACCAACATCTTCGTTATCAGCAAGATTCAAGAAATCCATGTACAATTCTTTACCAAACTGCCACAATTTAACTCCTTCGCTTTCTTCACCACGTACAATTATGGGAACAAAGATACGCATTTTAGGGTCAAGCTTTTTAGCTAAGCGCCAGTTTTCCTTATCACTAGTAGTACGCAATTGTTTTGCAAATTCTACGATAGGATCTTTTTCGCCCCAATTAATTGGAGATACCATAGTATTTTTTCCAATACCATAGTGAAAATACATCTCTGTGAAAGGGTTTTTCTTGTTGTGCTTATTAGGAACAACACGGATCACTTGTTTACCTACTGAAGGTTTCCAAAAGACAGATTTTTTTTCTCCGCTGCCTTTACCGGATTGTTTTGACTGCATTGCTGACAGTCGGTTTCTCATTTCGTTTAAATCCATAACTAATCAAATTTTGTTTGTAACATTAATATAATAAAAACCTTTTGAACTACCAAATTATAGTTCAACAATCTTATAAACTTTTGTGTTTAATTGCTTTAGGTCCCCGTTCTGGGTTAGAAGAATACAATTTTGGTAGTGTTGCCAGTTTACACGATATGAAGTATCAACTACTCCACTATTTAATTTTTTAATTAAATCGTTTAAGGCATTAATTGTATATAGTGTATTTGTTTCTTTTTTACGATGCACTAAGATCGTATTTACAGGAATGTTATTCACATTAACTTGTTCAACGTTATAAGTAATTACATACTCATCTGTGCTCTTAACAAATAAGACGAACATCTTATTGTACATAATAGAATATGCCTTCGATATGCTTGTAACCATATCGTCAAGAGCACTTTCCTCTACAAACGTACAAAATAACTTGTTATTCAAATCTTTAATATTTAATTGGGCTTTCTCCCAATAAATATCATAATAATTATTCAAAGTCGTAACTGCTTCCATTTTTAACCTTTATTTGTAAACCTTTATTTTTAAAAACATTTTCTATATCATTCATCAAATTTTCACTCGCATCATAATCAAACAAAAAACTATCGTACGTATATAATACTAACTTAGTATTTTTGCCTCTTAACAACTTGTGTATTTCCATCAATATACAAACATTTGTTGACGTCTCCAAGTTTTGTAGAATATAATTAAACAATTTTTGTGGATTCATGTTATCCAGCTCGCTCTTTTTAAAGCAATAACTTGAATTTGGCACAATAACTTGCCCCGAGTTATTAAACTCTTTCCAGTTATTATCAATAAATTTTTTTACTTGTTGAAAAAATTCAAGGTGCTCATACTCCTTAAATACGCCTCCGTATAGTTGCTTAAACGTGAGCTCTTTTGCTTCTTTATAGCTTGTGCCGTAGAGATCTGCGAATGCTTGGTGGACATCCGTAGTGCCAAAATCAAAGGCAACCAAACGACTAGCGAGATGAGGATGGTATGCACTAATATCGAGCTCCACAAACTCATGACTCGATATAAAGCTCCCCCTTGCGCCATTATCTTTGTTTAGTGCGGCAAAATTAACGCCATTAAAAGAGTTACTTGGTCTACGTGTAGTTGTAGAAAGGTTGTAACTTGTGTAAACCCGTCCGTTGTTAACAGAGTAAAAATCTTTTGTGGGTTTAAAATGTTGGTTAAAAACTGTTTCATCTATGTTTATTCCGTTTTTTTCGATTCCAAAGAATGCGATTGTGGTTTTGTTGTTGTAAAAGTCAAAATATGCGGGTAAATCTGTTGTAAAATGCTGTTTTACTTTATTATAAATATGTTCACATACCTCATAGTGTTTAACTATCGGTATAAGTTTGTTGGTTTTTTGATAATCCGGATACTTGTTGTAAAAGTATGTATGTGTTTGGGTTAGTTCTGGTATATACGGATTCGAAATTAGATTTACATCAAGCAGGCTTTTAATGGGAAAATAATATAATGCATTTTTCTTATCACGCACCCACAACTGCTTTACTTCTTGTAATAATGTGTTTACTAACGTCTTATTAACATTTAAAGTCTCACTATGGTCGATACATAGCATATAACCTTTATTGTCACTAAACGGCCTATAATAAACTAAAGATACATCGTTTAAAGCAGGATGTACTTTATCATGCAATGGGATAATTTCTACAAATGCTTCTTTAAATCCCCTATTAATTAGATAATTAATCTGCTCTTCCGTTTCTATTAACCAAAACATTTATTATAACCATTTATTGATAATATTTAATATAATCAAATCTTAGGTATTCTCCAAGTTTAGGTAAACGATTTCTTTTTTCAGCTAATTCAACTATGTTTCTATTTACTTTAGCTACATTTTCTTTATTACCTGTTAAAATCCAAGTTATAGTAAATGGCTGATAAATTGAAAATTCAATTTGAGGATCTTGAGCAACTAATTTATCAAATTGTTCTTGATTAATCTCAATATACAATATTTGATTTGTTTGTTTGCAAAAATATCTTTGAAATTCTCCGTTTTGATAATCTTGTTGAGTTGGTTGGGTTGGAGAATAATAAGGTAAAATTTTAACTGGGGGGTTATAAATGTTTATATTCTTTAATTGAGCATAATTCAAAGCCGAATTATAATCTAAAGAGGTAACCGCATCTATTGCTCCCGGATTATGAGATGAAAAGATAGTAGCTGTTGAGGTTCTTATTACTGTTGAAGAATCACCTTCATCTTTTACTACAGGTTCAACTTTAATTAGTTCTTGGTTAGGTCTATCATCAGGTGTTTTTCCAGTAAATGCTCTTCCTGTACTTGTTAAGTAATAATATCCTGTATATGGGGTTTGGGTTAATTCAGTAACATACTCATCCCCATTAGTATACAAATTAGTTTTTATTTGAGATTTAGGATAATACATCTTATACTATTGGGTATGTTGTTAATTGACCTTTACTTGCTTGAGCTATAAATGTGGCTATTCTTTTACTTTCAATTTTACCACCTATTCTAATATGGAAGTGACCTGCAGTTGCAGCTGATGATGGGTAATCATATTCGTTAATAAAGCTAACTATTTTGCTTTGATTACCTGCGGCAAATCCACCTAATATTTTATCTACCGCATTTTTATTTTCTGTTGTTAAAGGTGAAATTGTAAAATCTAATCCTTGTCCAGAAGTGTGTGATGATCTATAAGACAATCTTTGGTGATAAGCATCATTACCTCCAGTTACTGTAATTATTAAACTTGGGAATTGTTTTTTAATTTCTCTAAATACTGAAGCAGCATAATCTACTAGATCACTTGAAATATCTCCACCGTTAGATAATTCTCTACCTTTTTCACGGTACCCTAAACTTGCTAAGATTGTTCTTAATCTGTCAGCGTTTGGTGTAGAACCTACTGGGGTTAGGGATGTGCCTCTACTTGTATCTCTAGCAGAACCAGCTGCTACCGTACCTTTAGCAATCGAAGAACCAAATGGATTTTTAGGTACAGCAATAGATTCTAAAGTAGTAGTCCATTCATTATTTTGAATAGTATTAGTTATACCTTTAATTAAAAATTCTAATGCTGTAGGATAATTTGAAGGTAAAAAACTAGAATCAGCTACATATTTTTGATAAACTTTCATTCCTGAAAGTCCATCCATTGTTAATTGTAAATCAAAAGGTAAAAATCCAATATTTGGAGAAGATGGTTTTGTAGATAATGCTGAAAAATTATTATTTTGTGCGGCTACAGATGCTTCATCAGATGTTAAACCTGCTGCTTGTAAAGATTGTTTAGCTTGATCATACTCATAAAATGTAACAGCAGTGTTAGTAAAATTAGTAATTGCTTCTTGGTTCCATTTTGGTTTTGTAGTACCCTTATAAGAACCTAAATCACGTAAGAAAACATTAAAAGCTCCTATAGCACCTTTATAATTTTCATTAATTGAACCACTTCCTTCTGTTTTTGAGTCTGTTGGATTATAAATAGTTTTTTTAAATCTATCATCTAATCCAGCATTCATGCGAGATAAAGCTGTTGAATCTTGTCCTACTACATATCCATTAGATGTGGCACCTACAGTAATCATAGTTGCTAAATTAGGTGGAATTGTAGTATTAAAACTTATATCTCTAATAAAACCAGCATGCGATTGACCTTTTTCCCAACCATCATCAGATATTAATTTATTTTTATCATCATAAATTTTACCTTGTCCATAATAATATCCGTAAACATCAAATGAAGCTAATATTGTTGGTTTTCCTTGTTTTTTTAACCATGAATCTCTATCGGGTAATACTACTTCATCTGTAAATCGAATTGTGTTTTCATCCGCATCAACAGTAGGTTCTAATTTATTAAAATTGCCAGTAGCATTGTTCCAACCTTGACATAAACAATTTAATAAATCATATAATGGAACCTTACCATCTTCATTTTTTAATGAATTCATTTGAGTAAGAATGTATTGCATATTAAAATAAGCATTCATTATCTTACCGTATTGATTTTTACCATTTGGGGCTGAAACTACAAAATCATTAGTCCCTGCAGCAAATTCTACAAAACCACTTGGAGTATTAAAAACCTTATTAAAAATACAAACTCCAGGATCTGTACTAATTTGACGAGCCATTAAATATATAATATTAGACTCTATATCAGTATCTATTTTTTGTATAGGAATATCTGGTGTATCAACTTTTGGTAAAACTGTATTTTGAATAAATTCTAAAAAATACCCTAATCTAATATAATATTGAGCAGGACTTCCTTCATATTGTTGTCTAAAAGCAACAATATCTCCGGAGGTATCACCTGTTAATCTAGAAATACCAGCTCCAGTTGCTCCTAAAGGTTGAAGTTTTTGTTGTAAATTATAAAACTTTTTTCCTATTTCATGAACATTAGCAAAAGATTTAATTACTTCTTCTGGAGAAGGTTCTGGTGGTGGACCAGCTGCTGTTCCTGCAGTACCTGAGGTACCTGATGTGCCTGTTGTGCCTGTTGTATTGGCTGAGGGTCCACCAGGTAAAAGAGCATTTGTTTTTAAAGATTCAATAACATCACCTAAACTTCTTAAAGTTACAGTAATATCATAAGCTCCTTCTTTAGTAAAGGTCCATGTAAAATTAACCACTTTACCTATAATAGCATCATAATTTCCATAAGATGATTTTATTTTTGAGGATATTTTAGAATAATAATTATCATATTTTATTTTACCTGTTAAAAAATCATCTGCTAAACTATGAGGATTATCAGATATATAAACATTATTATTATCATAATAAGAACTATTACCCCATTCTAACAACATCGAATATCCTAAACGCAAATATAAAACATCAATAATATCAAATTGATTTCTATTATTTGCTCTAATATTAATAGTAGCCGTTTTTAATGAACCTCTAGTTTCTGTCTTAATAGTAGCTTGAGTAATACCAGGCATTGGATTTAAACCAAATGCTGTACCCCCCATACCATAAGCATAATTGTTAAAATCTCCTACACCAGGCCATATACCACCTCTTTGATAAGTTTCTTGAACTCCTCTAGTAGGGGATTCATTTGTAGTTCCATTGAATAAAACAAATCTAGAAGCTAATTCTGTTCCACTATATGGTATTCCCCTAACAGGATTAGTTACATCAACTGAAGAAATTAATTTACACCAACCTGTTCGAGCTTGTAAAAAAGATAATATTTGATTATCTCTATCACTAGCACCATAGATTGTTTGTCTTTGTTTTATTTGACTTATAATTACTGGATCAAAACCTTCCCCTACTATGTTAGCCATATTAAGCGTTTATTATATTAAAATCTTGAACAATAACAGAGTAATTTGCTGGAATTCGGATTTGAATTCCTTCAGGAATTACTAAAGTACTTTGATTTACTTTATCAGTATTAGCAATTGATATTACCCACCATAAAGAACTATTACCATAATATTGTTGAGATAAAATATCAAATCTATCTCCTTGAGTAGTATAAACATAAATATCATTTGAAGACAAAGGTACTTCAGGATATCTTGATGTTTGATACACTAAATTTCCTTCAATTTTTGTTTTTGGTATGTTCTGATATCTATTCATTAGTTACTATCATAATTGTTATTAGCAATATTACTACCATTAGCTAAAGAAATATATCTTTCGGGACCATAAGTACTTACAAATCCAAAATCATCTTCAACACTTCCTGTTGTATTATTATTAAATGCATAAGCATTATTTTGAATTCTTGGAATAAACTTTTGAATTGGTGTAAAGCTAAATCCAGTTACTTTAATCATATGTGGTAGTTCTTTTACTGAAGCATCTCCATTTCCGGCTTCACTAGCACCTATTCCAATTTCCCAAGGTGATTCACTTGGTACATCATATGTTAAAGCAGTTATAAAACCAGGTTGTTCATAAACGTAACCACCTACTGTTAATTGTACTAAATTACCTCTCATGTATCCATTTGGACTATAATCTGGAGCAAGTGATGAAGCAAGATAGTTCAATTTTTTATACATTGGAATGAGTTCTTGCTTTGATTGAGCAACAACTGTCCAAGATAATGAAAGTTGTCTTGTAAACCCACCATAAGTGTAAAATTGTTCTCCTCTTCCTAAATAATTAAATCCGTTCCATGTAGCATTATATGAGTCAGACATTGAATCTATAAATGCTCTAAAATGTATAAATGTTTTAAAATTAGGAGAATCGTTATCTATAACAGCAATCCTAAACTTAACTAAATCGTTTACATATTCTTCAGAAGTTACATTTTCACTTCTATATACGGGGATGGAGGTAATTTTATCTAATCCTGGTTGATATGATCCTATTCCAGGAATATCTATTGGGGAATAAATAGAAGTTCCATTTATAGTTTGAACTCCTTTTTCATAATTAACATAACTTTTACCTGAGCGTTGTCCTGGATCTCCTAGTAATACTCTATTTTCTATATTTCTAGTATTATAATTAGGAGCATCTGGTGTAGCACCAGTTTGTTCAGCTTTTGTTTTTTGAGTACCTTGTAATTTTGTTCTTAAAATTGCTCTAAAATCTTGAGTTTTTGGACTACCATCTAATTTACCTACATTATTTTCAGTAGATATAATATCTTCTTGATTATAAGTAAAGGTATTATTAACGTAAATTAAAGAAGTATTTTTAGGCCATGTATTACCTTCAGTTGCAGGTTCATATACATTATGAAAATATGCATCTGTTGATGTACCAAGAGGATTAATATTAGTAGGAAGCCATGCTAATTTATCTCCTAAATTTTTTGTTAATCTATAATATTTTCCTGTAACTCCTTTATTTTTAGATATTGCTGTATTGAAAAAAAGAGTTCTAGTATAATTAGGATCAATTATTTTTTTATAAGTTCCATCAAAATAAGGTTTTAATGTAGGAGATTTAGCTTGATAATTATTTAAACCTGTTCTATTAATACTATCAACATATCTTATACCAGTATTCCCTATTCCTAAAATAGAACCAGGACCACCTGTATAAACCATAACATTTTGTCCATCATTCAATTTTGTACCATTATCAATACCAGTTGTAGAACCAGATACTGCATTGAATAATTTAACTAATCTATTTTCAAGATTAGGTTGAGTAGATTTAACTCTAGTATTGTATAAAGAATTATTATTAGCATATGCTCCCGTTTGGGCAAACGGATTTATTCCTTGTTTATTTAAATGACCACCAAATGCTACAACACCAGCTTGAGCTAATGTATTTAAAGGTGAATAAATACCTTCATTTAAAACACCACTTGTTTGTGTACGAACAGCAGTACGTGATAATAATTGTTGTTTTGCTATAAACAATAAACCATTTGGTGATTTAGTGTCTATAAACATTTTAGTTAAACGTTTAACGTCAGTAAGAGAATCTCCTATTGCGTTTACACCTCCTCTTAAAATAAAATCTTCACGTGGTCCTAAATCATTAAAGCCATCAGGAATTGAAGTTTGAATATAGGGTTGTCCACTATACCCTCCTCCAAGAGTATCCTTCCCATATCTTAGGGACTTAAGATCGGTCTTTAAATTAATTAAGGGCATTATCCAGGTAAGTTATCTAAATATCTTTCAGGAGTTTTACCGTCTAAATCTAATTGGGATGTTGCTAAACTTTTTTGGTATTGTGTAAGTCTATCATAAGAAAGAGGTGTTTTACCATCTAAATCTAACTGAGAGGTTGCTAAACTTTTTTCATATTGGGTTACACCATCATATGATTTTGGAGTTTTTCCATCCCATTGAGTTAACTGTGATCCTTTAATAAGTAAATCTTTTAGTGCCATAGTTTTTTGTTATAAATATTAAAATTATTGAGTTTTGTAAGCACTGACAGACATTGCCGTACCTACTTTATTACCATCAAGATAAATATTACCACCAGTTTTAACAACAGTTATAAGTTCTTGTAGTAAAGCTACCATTTCATCTGTTCTACCTAATTTAGTGCCACCAGCACCTACTACTGTATCTTCTGGTAGAGTTTTAATTACATAATCTTTAGCAGGTATTTCTCCACCGCTAGGAGCTTTTTCAAAGAATGGTGTAATGGCTTCACCTAATCCAGCAGCAGCATCAGGGAATAATCCTAATAGATTTTTAAATAACCAATCACCACCCATACTTCCTACTATAGTTCCTACAGGTCCACCAAGTGCTGTACCTAAAGCACCACCTAAAATACCACCTAAACCACCAGCAACTATTTTACCAACTTGTTGGTTTACTTGTTCTTTTGATAATGGTTTACCGTTTTCATCAACTGGATTTTCTAATAAACTTTTAATATCATTAATTGCAAAAAACCCAGTTAATAAAGTATTTAATCCTGGAATTTTTTTCAGGGCTGATTTAAAGAATCCACCAACACCTCCTGCTGATTTTACTGCTCCTTTTATAGCAGTCATTGGGTTTAATTTACTAAGTAATCCTCCAAAAAATCCACCACCTCCAGACATAGCAGATGCTGTACCAGCTTTAATAGCAGATTGAGCAGCAGCACCGTATACTTTTTTACCGGTTTCTTTCATAACAGCACCACCAGCAGCTCCTGCAGCACCACCACCTCCACCAAGCATACCTCCTATACCCCCTAATGATTTTCCTAAACCAAGGAAGTTTGCAAATTTAATACCAGCTAATATAAGAGCACCTTTTACAATACCATCCATTAATGGTTTTGATGATGCTAAAAATCCGGCAATATCGGCAATTGGAGTTACAATCGATTCAATGATTGGAGATAATTTTTCAAAAGCTGAAATAAATTTTTCTTGAGCAGCTGCTAATCTTTCTTGTACTGATTGGCTTTTTAATTGGGATGCTAATTCATCATTGCCTAATTTGGCTAAAAATTCTGCTTCTTTACCTTGTTTACGTGCTAATTCATACTGTTCTTTAACAGCATCCATATTAGCAACTCCTAAAGTTTGTAAAGCTTGTTGTTCCATAAGCATGTCCGACATTTCTTCACGGCTCATACCCATAGCTTTAGCAATAGACTCTTGTTGAAGTCTATTCATTTTACCAAATTTAACAGCATCAACTCCTTGAGCTTTTAACTCACGACCTAATCCTACTAAATCATTATTTAAAGCAGCTCTTCTGGCTCCTTCTAAATTTAAATCTCTACCCGTTAATAATTCAGCTTCTAATTCTGCTGAAATTGATTCTTCAAAATTAAGTAAAGAACCAGCTATATTATCTAATTTATCTAAACTTGTACCTAATGCTTTAGCTTGGGCTACACTCTTTACTAATGCTTGTGTACTACCACCTAATGATATTTTAGTAACATTTGAAGTTTTAGCAACTTCATCCATTATTTCTTTGTTACTAAAATTAATACCTAATTGTGCCTTAGTAACTTTTAATTGACCTAATAGTGAAGTAGTAGCTTGTTTTAAAGATACATTACGAAGTTTACTTAACTTAAGAGATTCATTTAAAATTTCTGGTTCAACCCCAGCAACATCTCTTAATTGGGTATATGTTTTTAAATCTTCTTCTGATACCTTAGCATTAGCTCCTAATGCTTTGTTAATTTCTAATTGAGACTGAAGTAATTTAGATGCTGTTATATTAACATCACCTGAATTAGCTGCTATGCCTTCAAATTCTTTTCTAGTAGCTCTTGCTTCATCATAGGATATACCCATTTGTTTAGCAAAGTTACCAGTTTCGGTATCAACTTTTTGGAATATGTTATATAACTGTTTAACACCGGCTAAAACCAATGTTATACCAGTTAAAGGGTCCATTAAACTAGTTTTTAAACTACTTCCTAATGAACTGAATGCTTTTTTCATTACACCAGCTGATGTGGAACCTTTTTTAGCTGCTTCTAATTGAGCCGCTCCTAAAGCTTCTTCAGCATCTATTAAATTTCCTAAGACAGGAATTTTAGAAATACCACCTATTAATTTACCAGTAACACCTAATTTTTGATTTATAGAATCGTAAGTATTTGCTTGATCTTGTAAAATTTTAGCTTCATTATCTAAAGCTTCATTTATTTCTGTTTCTTTTTTTAATCTATTTTCTGTAGTGATTAACTGTAGATCTTCTAATTTTTGGAGGTTTTGTTGTAAAGTTAATCTTCTAAGTTGTAAACTTTGTTGTGCCTTATTTATATCAGATAATTTAAGGGCACCTTGATTTAATTTTAATTGATTTTGAAGCGCAATATCTAAACCTTTAGTTAAATCTGTAACAGATTTTACAGCTGATTTAGCTGTTGCTTTATTTATAGTATTAGATATTCTATCAGCTACATCTAGTGTTTCTTCTAATCTTTCATTAATGGCTTCGCTAATCTGAGCACCAATTGATGTAATTTGGTCCCTCAGGAATCCTAATTCTGCATTAAGTTTTTGAGTAGAATCTTGTTTAGCCATTTAATTTTTGTTATAAATATTAAAAGGCATCATTTTTTAGATGCCTTTGTAACATAGGTTGGAACTTGAACTTTTGTACTAGCTGTAGCTCCAGCCGATTTCATATTTTTAATTGATTCTTGAACTGTGTCTTTTGGTGTATTTTTCTTTTCGTGAAATTCTTTTATTTTATTGTATGTAAAATTTCGCAACCAAATAGGCATGTCATAAATTATATCCCAACTGTATCCTCCTTGTCCATGAAATACAATTTCATGTATTTGGATAAAGAGTGAAGCTCTATACTCAGGCGTCAGGCCAAAAAAAGTTAAGCCCTACTGGGATAACGATGTCCTCCTCTACACCGTTTTCAGTTATGTGAGTATAAGACATATCAACACCTGGGTTTATATTACTAATATATTCTCTAAGTGCTTTAGCATCACGAGCTAATAATCCATAATCTACAAATTCTCTAATGGTTTTCTTTTCATAATCACCATTAACAGAAATAATCATATTTTTTAATCGAGTTGAAATTTCAAATGAACCTTTAGGATCAATTTTTTTCAAACCAAGAATTTCTTTTTCTATAGCTTTTTCATCACCAACTGTTAACAATTTAAATGTAATCACATTACCTGTAGTTGGGAATTCAAAAGTAAATTCATTTTTTCTAGATTCTTTTACTAAAGAAATATCAAATTCTTTTTCTTTTAAAGAACTTAAATCTACAGTAACAGTTTCTTCTACATCTGATGATGGGAAATTATATCTAAAACTATAATCTTTACCATAACCTAAAATACGAGCTGCTAATATAATAGCATCTTTATCACCAAGCAACAAATCATCATAATTAATTTTACTTATAATCATTGATTGGAGTAATTTGTCTAACCAAATACCTTGCTTAAGATAATTTGTATTGCTTAAAATATCTTCTTCTCTAGCAGTCATGTATTTCATTTCGATTTTACCTTCTGCTAGAGGTGAACCTTCAGGATATAATAAACCTTTTGAAGGTAAATCGATTGTTTCGGTTGGGAACTTAAATTCGGCCATAAATTGTTTTTATTAATAACTTTGTTGTCGTATATAAATATATGAAAAAAAAAGAAGCTCGCGAAAAATCGCGAGCTCTTTTAAATTTATTTTTACTAATTAGAAGTTCAAGATACAGTAATCTGGTTGAACTGTCATTGTAATGTTTACAGCAGTACCACTACAGGTCCTAATACGTCGAAAGTTAAATCTTTCTTATAGAAATCACTGTAACCATCTCTACCAGTTACTGATTCGTGGTGTAAACGTACCCATTCCATTACGGCTTGAGCACCTGAAGGAGTGATTGGATCGAATAATGTAAACTGGATAGTACCCCAAGTTGTTTTACCCTTAACGAAACGTTGTACGTTAATGTGATTAAGAGCTACTGTGCTTTGAGTTAAGTTTACAGCACCCACACCTTTGATCTCATAAGCAGGAATACCATCGATATACATAATGAATCGGTTGGTTTGCTTTGGTTCAAAAGCTGTGAAAAATATTTCGTTTGGATCTAATACTGCCATTTTATTTTATTTTATTATAAATATTCAACTTTTAAAAAATTACGCTGGGAAAACAGCACCTGTTGGTAAGATGTTGAAATCTAGGTAAATGAATTCTGCAGTTTTAGTAGGTTGGATATAAATTTGACCTACCATCTGGTTTCTATCAATTACATCAGCTGTGTTATTACTATCATCCATAATTACTTTGAACGCGTATAAACCTTGACGTTGTTGTACTGATTCTAAGTATGGGTTAACTTGACTTAAGAATTGGTTTCTTGTAGCAATTGTATTTTGTTCGAATACTAAATTTTGAGCTACTTGAGAAATGTATGACTTAAGTTGAATTAACAATCTACGAACATTTACACGATCAAGTGCAGATGCTTTAGTTTGTAATGTTTTCTGACCGTATACTACAACTCCAGTACCTGGGAATGTTGCAATTGGATTAACTTTGTTTGTATATAAAGTATCGCGGTTAGCTTGAGATAATTTCTTTTCAGCTCTTACTACGTTACCTAAACCACCTCTGTTAATACCTGCTGGCGCAAACCATGGCTCACTTACGTTATCGTTATAAGCATAAACACCACCAATCATTGTTGAAGCTGGTACCCATACTAATTGAGCTGAATCTGGATCGATTGTTTGAACCCAAGGCCAGTAAGCTGCAGCGTATGAAGTATTTTTAGCGTTTGCTTGAGTAGTTACTTCTGAAATGCTTGAGCTAAAAGGTACTAAATCTGTTACGTAAATTGCATCTCCTCTGTTTTGAGTATTGTTAACAGCTGTAGTTACTTGAGAAGCACCTAAATTAGCTGTTGAAGAGAATAAACCAGGAGTTAATAATACATTGTATCTGTAATCATCAACATTTCCTAGTAAATTAATCATATTAGTATATGCACTTGCTGTAATACCTTGTGGAGCTGTCGTTGATAAATCAATAGCACTGAAGTAATCAGCAGGTCCTACAAATAAAGAGCCAGAAGCAGCACCAAATGAACCACTACTATTTACTGGGATTGAACCTGTTAATGCTGTTTTAGCTAAACCATTGTTATCAAAATATAATGGGGTTGGAGTTAATACACTTGATACATAAACGTATCTTGAATTGTTTGGATAAGTTCCAATTACTTCAATTTGGTTATCTGCTGAATTGTATTGTCTGTATTGGTCACCAATTAATCTAGCTACATAGTTAGGAGCTGTTGGGTCCATTGATAAGTTGGTCCAAGTTTCTAATACAATTGGAGAATTTGCATTATCATCACCTTGTCTAATTAACAAACTAAATGTACCAGATGATGTATCTCTGTTAGTAACTTGCCATCTAATGTTATCAATTGAACCTGAAACTAATGAACCACTAATATCCATGCTACCAGTGTTATTCATAACTTCACCTTGAGAAATAGTTTTTAATACTAAAGCTTCAATGTTAGTTGATTGTACTATAGGAGTACCTGAACCAGTTGCGGTAGTTGCACTAGCAAATGAACCAGTTACTACTCTTGTTATTAATAAGGTTTGTCCACCGTTGTTAAAATAATTGTATGCAGCAATTGAGGTAAAATAGCTGTAAACTTGGCTTGCACTTAAAAAAGTAGTACCAAATTTATTTTGATAGTCACTATAAGAAGTAACTATAGTTGGTACATTTACAGGGCCTTTTACTGTGGGACCGATAATAGCTGCTCCGACGGTTACGGGTTGAGAAGATACAAATGAATTGTCGTTTTCTAACGCTAATACACCAGGAGATATTAATGTTTCTGCCATTGTTAGATAATTAATGTTTTGTTATAAATATGTTAAGAATTTTCAAAATACTATCGAGAGGTGAATTCACCTGTGGATAAATTTATATTCACATCACCATATTTTTGTTGTAACAAAACACCAATTTCTATTTCGGCCTTTTTAATTTGTGATAACTCTTCGATTAATTGTTCTTTTTGAAGTTCAAGATCTTGAATATTAATTTCAATTACCCCAAACTTTTCGACCAATTCTCCTCGTTTATTATTTAACTCTTGTAATTTAGATAACTCTTCTGGTGTTAGAACTTTATTTTCCATGTTAATAAATATTCAAAATTTTATTAAGAGAATCAATTACTTGAGAAGGTTCAATTGTTTTTGTGCATTCAAAATGACGAGGAGTATTTTTATGATCTGGGCACCATTCCCAATCTCCTGGGTTTAGCCAATGGCGATTAAAACATCCTTTACATGTTTGAGGATTTTTAGGAAATATTCTTTCACAATCTTGCATTTCAGTATATGGATAACTAAATCCTGAAATTAATACTGTTGGTGTGCCTATTGCCCATGATAACCAACTCAATCCACTACCTAAACCAATAAATGCTTTAGCATCACGAATATCTACCATTCTATCTTCTAAAGGTACATCAAATCCAGTTTTATCAATAACTCGTTCTAAAGTACCACCTAATTTAGAATCATGCCATCCATCTCCTAAAGGTTCACCTGTAATCATTGCTACTTTATAACCTTTATCATTTAAATAATCAATAACTGTTTGCCATCCTCCTGGATACATCCAATATTTAGCGTGTGCTGACGCATGAGGGGCAATTACAACATAATCTCCATCGATATTTGTTTTTTGTTGAGGTAAATTAATTTTTGGTTTTACCTCTCTATATTTCATCCCTAATATTTCAGTTGCTGTTTGTTGTAAAGGATATTTTTTAAAATCAATAGGAGTCTTATCAAATACTATTTTTTTATCTTTATAAAACCATCCTACACTAAACATAGCATATAAATTAGTTACTTGATCTCCTGGTTTTACAAATTGTAATTCAGGGTATTGTCCTTGAAACCATTCATTATGAAATGTAGAGCATACTACTTCACAGTCATTTTCTTTTCTAAATTCATCTATAAGGGGAAACCATGCTAATGTATCTCCTAAAGCTGAACTTTCTAAATGAATATAAACTCTTTTACCTCTAGGATTAAATAAATGTTCAAACATTTTATATCCTGTTTCTTTATCATATACTTCAATACGCCATTTAACTAAATATTTTATATTAGCACGAGTCCACATATTGTTACTAATGCTAGTTTCGTATAAAACTCGATTAGTTTTAGTATTAATAAATTTAATAAGATATTCTTTTTCTAAAGGTCCCAAAATTTCTATAAAGGGACCATCTAAAAAGTGAATATTAAAAACATTTTCAGGATCTTTACTAGGTATCCTTAATATTTCAACATTAGAGTATTCTTTAATTAAAACTTCTTTCATGATTTCCAATAATATATAAAACTTTGATAATAACCAAGTGAAATAAAATGATTATTAAAACCTTTATCGGCAAAGAATGTAACAAATTTTAATCGTTCTGCATCTCTTTGTTCATCTGTTAAGGTTTCTACATCTTCATGATATTCAAAAAATATCTTTTGTATTTTATCCCACGTGATTTGACTTACATTTTCAAAAACATATTTTTCATGGCCTTCAATATCACATTTTAAGTAATCTACTTTTGTAAGGTTGTGTTTTGAAAAAAATTCATCTAATGTAATACATTGTATAGGTTGAGTTTCCCACCAATTAGGCCATCTTGGAATATCAATGTATCCTTTTTCAGATCCAATAGCTACATTATCTACAATCCAATTATAGTTTTTATTTTTATTTAATGCTTCAAATACTCCTGGATCTGGTTCAACACAATATATTTTAGAACAACCTTTAGATTCTGCTCTAATAGCAGACATACCAATGTTTGCTCCTAAATCTAAATAAATATCCCCACATTGCATTCCAGGACCATAAGCATTTAATTCATCATGAATTAAATTTCCATAAGCCATTGATCCTTCCCAACCATATCTTTCTCCGATTTCATTAATGTTGCCGGATGTATCCCATGTTGAGATATCAATCATTCGATTATCTTTTGTATAAAATTTAGTGCGCATATTCGTTAAATAATTTTAATAAGTCTCTTGAACGGTTTAACCATGATAATTCTTGTGATGTGTTTAATGAACGTTTTCTATAATCATCGTATTCATTAATAATTGTATCTAAACCTCGTAACATTTCTTTTAAGTTTCGAGGTGATCTCCATAATCCATGAAACGTAGTTTCCATTTCTATCCATCCTAATATTGGCAAACCACAAGCAGCTGCTTCTAATAATGTAAGATTAGGATGTCCGGCTTCCAACTCTGAGGGATGAAGAAATATAGTATGTGATGTGTAAAGTTGTCTTAATTGTTCATTTGAGGGTTCCCACATCATTGTTAATTTGGGATAACCTTTAACCCAAGGATTATCATTAAGCCAATTTTCATTATTTTTAGGTCCAGCAATTGTAATAGGTAAATTACGAGACATTGCTACTTGTACTCCTAATCCAAATCCTTTTCTATCATAAGCATCATATCCACCTAAACCATTATTTGCTAACATAAGCAAATTATGATTTATAGGATAATTTTCATTTGGATAAAAGGAATGTGTATCTACACCGTGTGAAAAATAATATACATTTGGTAAATCAAAATAATCAACTAAATAACGAGCAGGTACTAATGAAAAAATAGATTTTTCCATTGCCTCTCTATTTTCTTTATAATTAAATGAATCTTTTCCATGATGATAAGCATGATGATCATGATGTTGAAAAATGTAAGGAATATCTCTTTCAGCTAACATTAATGCTAGATTAGCTACATGAACCATTACAATATCATATTCTCCTTTTTGAATATCAGCACACCATTTAATATCAACTTCGTGTCCTAATTCTTTAAGATTACAAGTAAATTCCCATACAATTTTTTCAATAGCTCCCCAAGCTGGAGGAGGGATAGGAATACCGCAACCTGGATTTACTTGGCAAATTTTCATAAAACTTTTTCTAAAAATCCGTTTAATTGTAATTTATTATCTATATACTCTTGATTTATAGTAATTACTTTTTTGTTTAAAAGTTTATTATTTTGACAATCATAAAAATCAAAAGTTAATGTAATTTCTTTTCCATTAAATTGATATAATCTATACCAAGCAAATTTGCGAGTAATATTAATATCTTCACTAAAAATTTCTTCACCTTCTTCTATAGCTTTTACAACTAAAAGTCTATTATCTACTTCATTTGAATTTTGATAATAAATGGCAAAATTATTTTCAACATTTGTTGGTAAAACAGTAACATATTCTATACGAGAAAAATTATTATGTTTAAAATTTTCACTAACTAATTTATCCCAATTTTCTGCTGACTCTACGTGGATTTGATTCCTAAAAGGTTGTAGAGCATAATAAAATATATTTTCATATCCATTAGATAAACTACCTACTTTATGTTTTAAATTATCATATTGAGTAGAAGTAGATATAAATTCATGAGTTTGAAAAAATAAATCTGTTTGAATACCTACAAAAAAAGTACTACTTACTTTACCTTCTGAATATTCTCGTTCATCAACAAATGCTCTTTTTTTATTTAGTCTAAAAGAAACATCGTTTATAAATTCAGGATTAGTTAAAATATAGTCGTAATTAATAAAAAATAATTTTTTAATTCCTATATTTTTTGCTAATGAAGCCGCATTATAATAATTTGTATAAACAGCAGGACCATGGTAAACATCATTATCTTCACCACGTAAAAGAGTAGTTACTTTAAAATGACCATAATCAACCCAACAATGATGGTAAAAATCATGTTTAGTTAAAAGATTATTTTTATCATAAACACAATAATCAACTAATTCTTGTAATTCTTCAGGAATAGGAACATGAGAAGTTAATATAATTTTTCTTCCAGTTTGTTTAAAAGATTCAATACATTCTTTTGTAGAGTCTATTACACTTTGTTGAACAGGATATGTAGAAATTATAACTGCTTCTTCTTCAATATTAATTGTTTCTTCTACCTCAAGAGTTTTTTTAATTAATTCACAATTATTTTCAAAATTATCAAATTCAAGATAATTTACACCTTCAAATTTATCAAAATAATTTTGGTAAACATTTAAGTTATAAATTAAAGTAGGGATTTGATTTGAAATTGCCTCACGAATAACTAAAGGCATAGTTTCTTTATCATTATATGTTCCTCTTGATGTAAATAAAAACAAATCCATTGCCTGATAAAAAGCATCTACATCTGTACGTTCATTCCACCATGTTAAATTAGGAGGAGTATCTTGTTCTAATGGTTCCCAATACCATCTAAAATTGTCTGCTCTATTACCTAAACTATGAAACTCATATTCAGGAAGTGCACGAGCATATTCAAAAAATTCTTTTTGATTTTTACGAGAAGTGTATAGGCCAACGTGTAATACGTGTCTTTTAGTTGGATCTAACTGTAGTTTACGCAATGCCTCATCACGATTGGGGCGATCAACATATTCAATAGGATATTCAACTAATACGCTTGGTATACTGATATTTTTGTATTGATTTATCTGCCAATTTGAAACAAACATAAATTTATCTGGGAAGAATTTTTTATGTTCTATATTAAAAGATGAATCGTGAGATGTTTCTACGATTTTATAATTTCTATCAGTTTTGTATAGTTTTTTAGCTACATCAAAATCCATATAGAATTCAGGAATTTCTTCTGTGTGAACTATATCAGGTTGAACACGATTGATTATATCAATCAGTTCCATTTTATTTTCCCCTAATGTAAAAAATTTATCAGTATCAACTAATTTTTTAACTTTATTTCTTGTAACTACAAGAACACCACCAGTACAATCAACCCATTCTACAAGATAAATCTCATAGGTATCTTTAAGTAATTCTATTTTTTTGGTTAAATATTGTGGGAGCCCACCAGTTGATAAATGTGGAGCAATAAATAACAATTTTTGCATAACAATGTATTTCCTATAAATATAAGAAACATTGTTTAAAATTCCAAATTTAAATAATTAATTTATATAAACTTCGTGATATGAACCTGTATATCCTATACTATTTCTAGTAGATTCAGTAGACCCCATAGTATAGTCATATTCATTAGGAGCAGGACCTGGGTTTACGGGGAAACCACCTAAAACTAAATTTCCATTAATGTAGTAATCTCCAGTACCTCCAGGATAAAATGGAGGTGTTGTAATAGTTAATTTCCAATATAGTACCTCAATTAAGGGGATTGATGTTGTAAGTCCTTGGAAAGTTGAAGGACCATAAGTTGTTGTTGAACCTAATGGTCCTGTGTTTCCTCCTAGATAATTATAAGTTAAATTATCATCATAAAGAGTTACATCAATGTTATCAATATCACCGGCACTTTGATTATCAGCGTATAATGTTACATCAAAATCTGGAAGAGTTCCATAAAAGTAAGTTTTATTCCTATAACTACCAAAATTAGGAGATGAATCTACAGGGATTTGAAATATTCTATTATTACCTAATGTACTTCCATAAGCACCCCAACCATTAAAACTGTTACCTGATGAACCATTAGGTCCATCAAAATAACTATCACGAGCTAAACGTCCCCATAAAGTAGCACTTCCTGGGGTACTACCATTTGCTTCAGAATATATGTCACCAAATGATATAGGAGATGAAGGTGTTGCCATAATTATTTATTTACTTTAGCTTCTAATTCTTTAACTTTATCATTTAATTCTTTAATAGCTTCAATTAATAGAGCATTTAAGTTACCATATGCTACTGATTTCATACCTGTTCTAGCATCTGTATGTACTACTTCTGGAAGTACTACTTCTACTTCTTGAGCAATAACACCCGCGTGTCTGTGTTGATTATCTTCATCACCATCTAATCTTATAAATGTTACACCAGCTATTTGACTAATTTTATCAAGTGCATTTGGTATTACTTGAATATCACCTTTAATTCTTCTATCAGAGAATGCTTGAATATCATCTGATGCGTAGATAGATATACCACTTACGTTACCATTTACGTGTAATTTGTAAGATGGAGATGTTGTGCTAATACCTAATCTATCATTTGTATTATCAACGTATAAGAAGTCGGTACTTTGAACTGTAGTTGCGTTAACAGTGTATATTAAGTAGTTAGGTTGGTTGTTAAATGTACCACCACTAATACCTGAAGTACCACCTGTAGTAGATAAACCTGATGTTGTAGCTAAACCAGAAGTACCAAAGCTACCGCTTGTACCTGAAGTACCACTTGTTGAACTTAAACCACTTGCACCTGCATTACCTGATGTACCTGATGAACCTGTTGAACCTGAAGTTCCTGAAGTTCTTGATAAACCAGAAGCACCCGCATTACCTGATGTACCTGATGAACCATTAGTTCCACTTGTACCTGATGTACCTGATGCTGAACTTTGACCTCCTGTTCTTGCAGCACCTGTTGTACCTGATGTACCTGATGTACCTGATGTGAAGCTTGGTGTGCTACCACCTGCAGCTTGTGCGGCACCACTTGTACCTGATGTACCACTAGTACCACTAGTTTGTGATGCTGAACTTGAACCGGCTGTTTGAACAGCACCTGAAGTACCACTTGTACCACTTGTACCACTTGTTTGTGATGCTGAACTTGTACCTGCAGCTTGAACAGCTCCGTTTGTACCGCTTGTACCTGAAGTACCGCTTGTTTGTGATGCTGTACTTGTACCTGCATTTGTAGCAGCACCACTTGTACCTGTAGAACCTGAGGTTCCACTAGTACCTGATGTACCACTTGTACCACTTGCTGTACTTTGACCTGCAGTTCGTGCGGCACCTGTTGTACCTGAAGTACCTGATGTACCTGAAGTTTGGCTTGATGAGCTTGTACCTGCTGATTGAACAGCTCCTGATGTACCTGATGTACCACTTGTACCTGAAGTTTGTGATAATGAACTTGAACCTGCATTTGCCGCCGCACCACTTGTACCTGTAGAACCTGATGTGCCACTTGTGCCACTTGTGCCACTTGTACCACTTGCTGTACTTTGACCTCCTGTTCTTGCAGCACCTGTTGTACCTGATGTACCTGATGTACCTGATGTAAAGCTTGGTGTACTACCACCTGCAGCTTGTGCTGCACCACTTGTACCTGATGTACCACTAGTACCTGAGGTTTGTGATGCTGTACTTGTACCTGCGTTTGCTGCCGCACCACTTGTACCTGATGAACCATTTGTACCTGAAGTACCTGATGTTGCACTTGCACCACTCACACCTGCGGCACCTGCTATACCTGAAGTACCTGAAACACCATTTGTGCCTGAAGTACCACTCGTACCTGAAGTACCTGATGCGGTGCTTGTACCAGAGTTTGTAGCTTGACCTGAAGTACCATTTGAACCAGTTGTTCCGCTTGTTCCGCTTGTTCCGCTAGTACCTGATGTTCTTGATAAACCAGAAGCACCAGCATTACCTGCTGTACCCGCGCTACCACTTGTACCACTAGTACCGCTTGTACCACTAGTTTGGCTTGCTGAACTTGTACCTGCAGTTCGTGCAGCACCTGATGTACCACTTGTTCCGCTTGTTCCTGAAGTACCTGATGCTGTACTTAAGCCTGAAGTTGTAGCTAAACCACTTGTACCGAAACTACCGCTTGTACCTGATGTACCACTTGTTGAACTTATACCGCTTGCACCTGCGTTACCTGAAGTACCTGTTGAACCATTTGTACCTGATGTACCACTTGTTCCACTAGTACCTGAAGCACCTGCTGCACCTCCAGTACCTGCGCTACCATTTGTACCTGATGTACCACTTGTACCTGAAGTTCTTGATAAACCTGATGCACCATCATTACCTGATGTGCCTGTTGAACCTGAAGTTCCTGAAGTACCTGATGTTCTACTATTTCCAGCAACACCTGCTGTACCTGCTGAACCGTTTGTACCTGAAGTGCCGCTTGTTCCTGAAGTTTGTGAAGCACCTGAAGCACCTGCTGTACCCGCTGTACCAGCGCTACCACTTGTACCTGATGTACCGCTAGTACCTGATGTACCACTTGCTGTACTTTGACCTGAAGTTCTTGCTGCACCTGAAGTACCAGCACTACCGCTTGTACCTGAAGTACCTGCTGTACCTGCACTACCACTAGTACCACTAGTTCCACTTTCACCACTTATACCTGAAGCACCTGTTGCACCTGAAGTACCATTTGAACCAGTTGTACCTGATGTACCACTCGTACCTGAAGTTCCGCTTGTTGTGCTTAAACCTGAAGTTCTAGCTAAACCACTTGTACCAAAACTACCGCTAGTACCACTTGTACCACTTGTTGAACTTACACCACTTGCACCAGCATTACCAGATGTACCTGCACTACCATTAGTTCCGCTTGTACCTGATGTGCCACTAGTACCTGCAGCACCTGCATTACCTGATGTACCTGCGCTACCATTAGTACCGCTAGTACCACTTGTACCACTTGTTCCTGAAGTTCTACTTAAACCTGATTGGCCTGCTGTACCTGCGGAACCATTAGTTCCACTTGTACCTGAAGTGCCTGATGTACCTGATGTACTTGAAATATTAGAACTACCTGCTGTACCTGCAGAACCATTTGTACCTGAAGTACCTGATGTTCCTGATGTTTGTGATAAACCTGAAGCACCTGCTGTACCTGCTGTACCCGCTGAACCTGCTGTTCCGCTAGTTCCTGAAGTACCTGATGTTCTGCTATTTCCTGAAATACCTTCTGTACCTGAAGAACCATTTGTTCCTGAAGTACCGCTTGTACCTGATGTTCTAGAATTACCAGCAGCACCTGCTGTACCTGAAGAACCATTAGTACCTGATGTGCCTGATGTACCTGAAGTACCTGAAGCACCTGAAGTACCACTATTACCACCTAAACCGCTTGTACCTACTGAACCTGAGGTTCCTGAAGTACCAGAAGTTGAACTTAATCCTGATTGACCCGCAGCTCCTGAAGTACCTGCTGAACCATTAGTTCCGCTAGTACCGCTAGTACCTGCAGTTCTAGATGAACCTGAAGTACCTGCGGTACCATTTGTTCCACTAGTTCCGCTTGTACCAGAAGTACCAGCTGCGCTTGAATTACCTGAAGTACCTGCAGAACCATTAGTTCCGCTTGTACCACTAGTGCCTGAAGTTCCTGAAGAACCAGCTGCGCCTGAATTTCCTGAAGTACCTGCAGAACCTGTTGTACCTGAAGTACCTGATGTACCGCTAGTACCTGAAGTTCCTGCAGTTCTAGAAGCACCAGCAGTACCTGCTGTACCTGATGAACCTGCTGTACCTGATGAACCTGCTGTACCACTTGTACCTGATGTACCACTTGTTTGTGATGCACCTGAAGAACCAGCAATACCTGTAGTACCTGCTGTACCCGTTGTACCTGAAGTTCCTGATGTACCGCTTGTTCCACTTGTAGTACTTGAACCTGAGGTTCTAGCTAAACCACTTGTACCAAAGCTACCGCTGGTACCTGAAGTACCTGAGGTTGAACTTACACCACTTGCACCTGCGTTACCTGAAGTACCCGTGCTACCAGTTGTACCACTAGTTCCTGAAGTACCGCTTGTACCACTAGTTTGGCTTGCACCTGATTGACCGGCGGTACCTGTAGAACCTGAAGTACCTGATGTACCACTAGTTTGACTTGCACCTGATTGGCCTGCAGTACCTGATGATCCTGTTGTACCACTAGTACCTGATGTACCACTAGTACCTGAAGTTTGGCTTAATCCTGATTGGCCTGCTGTACCTGCAGAACCTGTTGTACCACTAGTACCTGATGTACCACTAGTACCTGATGTTCCTGATGTTTGGCTTGCACCTGATTGACCGGCGGTACCTGCAGAACCTGCAGTACCACTAGTACCACTAGTTCCTGAAGTTTGTGAAATACCTGATGTACCTGTAGAACCATTTGTTCCACTTGTACCTGAAGTACCTGAAGTTCTAGAAGCACCTGCTGTACCTGCGGTTCCATTTGTACCTGAAGTACCTGATGTGCCACTTGTACCAGCTGTACCACTATTACCTGCTAAACCACTTGTACCTACTGAACCACTTGTTCCGCTTGTACCAGAGGTCGAACTTAATGCTGATTGACCTGCAGCGCCTGATGTACCATTTGAACCATTTGTTCCACTTGTACCTGATGTGCCTGAAGTTTGTGAAGAACCTGATGTTCCTGCGGTGCCATTTGTTCCTGAAGTTCCACTAGTACCTGATGTACCAGCAGCACCTGAGTTACCTGATGTACCATTTGAACCATTTGTTCCACTTGTACCTGAGACCAGCAGTACCTGTAGAACCTGTTGTTCCTGATGTGCCTGATGTGCCTGAAGTACCTGATGTTTGACTTAAACCTGAAGTACCTGTTGCACCTGATGTACCTGCGGTACCAGTTGTACCTGATGTACCACTTGTACCACTTGTTCCACTTGTTGAGCTTGAACCAGAAGTTCTAGATAAACCAGAAGTACCGAAGCTACCACTTGTGCCTGAAGTACCTGAAGTTGAACTTACACCACTTGCTCCCGCATTACCTGAAGTACCTGCTGAACCATTTGTACCGCTTGTTCCTGATGTTCCGCTTGTTCCTGAAGTACCAGCTGCGCCTGAATTTCCTGAAGTACCTGCTGAGCCATTAGTTCCGCTAGTACCTGAAGTGCCTGAGGTACCTGAGGTATTAGATGTACCTGAATTTCCTGAAGTACCGTTTGAACCATTAGTACCAGATGTACCTGAAGTACCAGATGTACCAGAAGTTCTAGAAGCACCAGCATTACCTGCTGTACCTGTAGAACCATTTGTTCCACTTGTACCGCTAGTACCACTTGTTTGTGATGCACCTGAAGAACCAGCGGCACCAGTAGTACCAGCTGAACCATTTGTGCCACTTGTACCTGAAGTACCACTTGTTTGGCTATTACCTGAGGTACCTGCGCTACCATTTGTACCGCTTGTACCTGAAGTACCTGATGTTTGAGATTGACCAGAAATACCTGCTGTACCTGCTGAACCGTTTGTACCACTTGTACCCGAAGTGCCTGAAGTGCCTGAAGTGCCACTATTACCTGCTAAACCGCTTGTACCTACTGAACCTGAAGTACCGCTTGTACCAGAGGTTGAACTTAATCCTGATTGACCGGCAGCTCCAGCTGTACCATTTGAGCCGTTTGTTCCTGAAGTACCACTTGTGCCTGATGTTCTAGAAGCACCTGCTGTACCAGTAGTACCATTAGTACCACTTGTACCTGAAGTACCTGATGTACCTGCTGCGCCTGAATTTCCTGATGTACCTGAAGAACCATTAGTTCCTGAAGTACCTGATGTACCAGAAGTACCTGCTGCGCCTGAATTTCCTGATGTACCTGAAGAACCATTAGTTCCTGAAGTACCTGATGTACCAGAAGTACCTGATGTTCCTGAAGTTTGTGATAAACCTGATTGACCAGCTGTACCTGCGGAACCTGTTGTTCCTGAAGTTCCGCTTGTACCTGATGTACCACTTGTTTGTGATGCGCCTGAAGAACCAGCAATACCTGATGTACCTGCTGTACCGGCTGTACCACTTGTACCTGAAGTACCACTTGTTGTACTTGAACCTGAAGTTCTAGCTAAACCACTTGTACCAAAGCTACCACTTGTACCTGATGTACCTGAAGTTGAACTTAAACCACTTGCTCCAGCATTACCCGCGGTACCTGTTGAACCATTTGTACCGCTTGTACCGCTAGTTCCTGAGGTTTGGCTTAAACCTGATTGACCAGCTGTACCTGCTGAACCTGTTGTGCCGCTAGTACCTGATGTACCTGAAGTACCTGCGGTACTTGATGCGCCTGATTGACCTGCGGTACCTGCTGAACCTGCTGTTCCACTTGTACCACTAGTTCCTGAAGTTTGTGAAGAACCTGATGTACCTGCGGTTCCATTAGTACCACTTGTACCACTTGTTCCTGATGTACCTGCAGTTCCAGAAGCACCTGATGTACCTGCACTACCATTTGTACCGCTTGTACCTGATGTTCCTGAGGTACCTGCTGTACCACTATTACCTGCTAATCCTGAGGTACCTACTGAACCTGAAGTACCAGAAGTACCTGAGGTTGAACTTAATGCTGATTGACCAGCGGCACCTGCTGTACCTGTAGTACCGTTTGTTCCACTAGTACCACTTGTACCTGATGTACCAGCAGTTCTAGAAGCGCCTGATGTTCCTGCGGTACCATTAGTACCACTTGTACCACTTGTACCTGATGTACCAGCAGTACCTGAAGCTCCTGCACTACCTGCTGTACCTGCGCTACCATTTGTTCCGCTAGTACCTGAAGTACCTGAAGTTTGGCTTGCACCTGAAGTACCTACGACGCCTGATGTGCCTGAAGTACCGGATGTACCTGCAGTACCGCTTGTTGTGCTTGAACCTGAAGTTCTAGCTAGACCAGAAGTACCGAAGCTACCACTTGTACCACTTGTACCACTTGTTGAACTTAAACCGCTTGCACCTGCGTTACCTGAAGTACCTGCGCTACCATTAGTTCCTGAAGTTCCACTAGTACCTGATGTACCAGCAGCACCTGCATTACCTGCAGTACCGTTTGAACCTGTTGTTCCTGATGTACCTGATGTACCTGATGTACCTGAAGTTTGGCTTGCGCCTGATTGACCTGCGGTACCATTTGAACCTGCTGTTCCGCTTGTGCCACTTGTTCCTGAAGTTTGAGATAAACCTGAAGTACCTGTGCTACCATTTGTACCGCTTGTACCTGAAGTACCTGATGTTCTACTATTTCCTGATTGACCTGCGGTACCTGAAGAACCATTTGTTCCTGAAGTACCACTTGTTCCTGATGTACCTGCTGTACCACTATTACCTGCTAATCCTGAGGTACCTACTGAACCACTAGTACCACTAGTTCCAGAAGTTGAACTTAATCCTGATTGTCCAGCAGCACCTGCTGTACCAGCACTACCGTTTGTACCTGAAGTACCGCTTGTACCTGATGTTTGTGATGAACCTGAAGTACCTGCTGTACCGTTTGTACCACTCGTACCACTAGTACCTGAAGTACCAGCGGCACCAGCATTACCTGAGGTACCAATACTACCGTTAGTACCTGATGTACCACTAGTACCGCTTGTACCTGAGGTTTGTGATATTCCTGATTGACCTGCAGTACCATTTGAACCGTTTGTTCCTGAAGTACCTGAAGTACCGCTTGTTTGTGAAGAACCTGATGTTCCTGCAGTACCGTTTGTTCCGCTAGTTCCTGATGTACCTGATGTACCTGAGGTTCTTGATAAACCAGCATTACCTGCTGTACCAGCTGAACCGTTTGTACCTGATGTACCTGAAGTACCGCTTGTACCTGCTGTACCTGAATTTCCGGCTAAACCGCTTGTACCTACAGAACCACTAGTACCACTAGTTCCAGAGGTTGAGCTAAGACCTGATTGGCCGGCTGCACCTGCTGTACCATTTGAACCATTAGTTCCACTTGTACCTGATGTTCCTGAAGTTTGACTTATACCTGA